TTATCAAAATAAACATTTTCAAATTGATGATAAAATTTATGCATATACTGTAACAGAAACAGAAAAAAATAAAGATGAAAAAATAGCTACAAAAACGGATAAAATTACAATTGGAATTTATTCTTATGAATACTCTTTAAGTTATTTAAAAAATTATATAGATAAAATAACAAATAATTATCTTTTAACGATTAAAGATAGTCGAATAAATAAACAATTTATTTATGTTTTAAATAATATAATTGCCAATAAAGATAATAGAGATGAAGATATATATTCTTCCTGGAGTGAATATACTTTTGAAAGTACCAGAACTTTTAATAACATTTTTTTTGATGGCAAAAAGGATATTATAAATAAAGTAGATTTTTTTATGAAAAACAAGAACTGGTATTATGATAAAGGTATTCCTTATACACTTGGAATTGGATTACATGGGCCGCCTGGTACTGGCAAAACTTCACTTATTAAAGCAATTGCTAATTATACTGGAAGACACATTATTATAATACCGTTAAAAATAATAAAAACAAAACAACAATTAGAGCAATTCTTTTTTGAAGATACATATAATTATGATAATCAAAAAAAGGATATATCCTTTGATAAAAAAATTATTGTATTTGAGGATATAGATTGTATTGGCGATATCATTTTAGAGAGAAGTAATAAAGAAAAAAGTAATAAAGAAAAAAGTATGAAAAACAATAGATACAAATCTGAAAATAAATCTGAAAATAAAGATGTAAAAATAGAAGATATTTTAAAAGGTATATCTAAAATAAATGAATCTTATGCTGAGACTTGTAATATAAATAATTCTGAAGCACAAATTACATTAGATGACATTTTAAATTTATGGGATGGTATTCGTGAAACATCTGGGAGAATTTTAATTATTACTTCTAATCAATACGAAAAATTAGATTCTGCTTTAACAAGACCTGGTAGAATTGATATTACTCATAAATTAGATAATGCAAGTCACCAAACTATATCTGAAATATATTTTCATCTATTTAATAAAAAAATCAATAATAATGATTTAAAAAAAGTTAAGGAATTTTTTTACTCACCTGCTGAATTAATTAATATGTATGTTTCAAATAAATCATCTGATGATTTTATAAAAAGACTTTTATTAAATAAAAAATTATAAAATTATTAAGATTTTTATTTAATACGTTATAATAAAAAAATAATAGTTTTATTACATAATAATCTAATAATCTAATGATTAATCATTATGTAATAAAATTAATAGAAAATCTACCTGATGAATTAAAAAATACCAAAACACCTTTACGACTTGATTTAGTATTAGATGGAGGTATTTTTAATGGAAGTTATCTAGTTGGTGCAATGTATTTTTTAAAAGAAATGGAAAAACGTAACTATGTTAAAATAGAAAGAATATCTGGTTGCAGTGTCGGTTCAATAGCTGCATTTCTTTATTATATTGATTCATTTGATTTAATGACAAAATTATATAATGTTTTTACAAATAATTTAAAAAAAAATTATAGACTACATGTTTTAAAGGAATTAAAAAAATATTTGTATGAAAAAATTCCAGTTGATATTTGTAAAAGGATAAATGGAAAACTATATATATGTTATAATAATATTAAAAAAGGTACAAAAAAAGTAAAATCACATTATAAAAATGTAGATGATGTGATAAATACGATTATTAAATCCTGTTTTGTTCCTTATTTAATTGATGGAGAAATATTATTTAAAAATAAATATATTGATGGCATAAATCCATATATTTTTAATAAAGAAAAAGATAAGAAAATTCTATATTTAGATCTGTTTGGATATGATAAAATAGGAAACGTAATAAATGTAAAAAATGAGAAAACGAATTATCATCGTGTTCTCTCAGGTTTACTTGATATTCATAGTTTTTATATTAAACAATCTAATACACAAATGTGTAGCTATGTTAATGATTGGTCAGTTACAAATAAATTGTTTAATTATGTTAAGATAATTATTGAGAACGTTTTTATTTATATGACATATTTTGCAATATATATTAAAACTGTTGTACCTAATGAGTTTGAACAAACTATTATATATAAAATACTATCCAAAATATTTCAAGATATTTTTATTGTATTATTAGAAACATATTGTTTATGAGTTTATTTAATTTAGTTTAAATATTTAATTAAATTAAATGGAATGTTTTAATGATTTAGCTTCAGCTTCAGCTTTAGATTCAACTGCATCTTTTAGTAATTTAATTCCATCTGAATTATTTGAAAATAGTTATATATTGTATAGTTTAATAGCATTAATATTAGTAGGTGTTTCTTATTTAGCTTATAAATATTATTTTAATAAAAATAGCTCTATAGGTTCAACCAATATTGATAATTTACAAAATACAAATGAAAATGAACAACAAAATAATACACAACAAAATAATACACAACAAAATAATACACAACAAAATAATGAACAATATAGCGAATAAATTAATATAATCTATTTTTATTCTTTCTACTTTTTTTTCCATAAATATTAAATAAATTATTAACGGATTTCTTTTTTTTTGTTTTTGTTTTTGTTTTTATTTTTGTTTTTGTTTTTATTTTTTTTATTTTTTTAGATATTGTTGTAGTTGAATCAGGACTATATTTTTGCTCTGGTTTATAATTTAGGAACCATTCTTCCATTTCTTTTTTATTTTTTGTTTGTTTCAGTTCTTTATATTTATCTGCCTTACTAGAACGCATCTCTTCTACTGATTCTTGGTGTCCATAGCACGTTATACTAAAACGTTGTAATAATCCTTTTTGTTCTAACCTATTTTTTTGTTGTACCTCAAATAAAAATTTTGACATACATAAAATTCTTTCAGAAAAATCATTATAATAAGGTCTTTCAGCATATAAAAAAGCCAAATAAAAATTTAACATAGTATCAATAGTTGCAATTTTTACATTTTGACCACTAATATTAATAATATTATAACTATGACAAGCAATCGGTTTATAAATAAAAGAAATTGTATCTTTACCTATTTTTATTTCATAATGCTCCGGAATTATCTCACCTACTGGTTCATGTTTAATAATTTTTGTATTTTTAATTCCAAGATCTTTTAATCGTTCTTTTATTATTTCAGCAGTTGTTTCTGGATTATAAGATATTACATCAAAATCGGCTATTTTTTCTAAATGTTTTTGTAATTTATGTGGCATATATTGTGCATAAAGAGAAATAGCAAACCCTCCAAAAAATACAACACCCTGATTAATTAGCGTATTTTTTACATTTTCATAAATTATATCTTCATTTTCTGTATTAGACATTCCTCTTTGAAAATCTCCATTATCGCAATTTATAGATGTTAATGGATAATGTTTATTAAGAAGTATAAGACGTTTTAAAACCTTTTCCCAACGGCTTATATCTCCTGCTGGTCTTGATAATTCTAAATACATTGACATTCTTAAAAAATTTGGTGGAGCATATAAAATACCAGCAACTCTTATTGAATCTTTCTTTAAAGCATCAAATATTTCTTTTGGAACTTGTGTTATATCAGCAACTGGTATAAAATTAACAAATACTTTATATGTTCCGTGATGTTGACCTGCTTTTGCTTCAACATCTGTAAACCCTTTTTTGTAATAAATATCTGCTAATTGTTTAGTGTCTTCTAAAGCATTAATTGAAAAAAAATCGTAGTCAGGTATTTCTATATCTTTATTGTAAAATTGGTCTTCTTCTGGTAAAATATTATTAATTGCGGTTCCACCATAACATATTAAATTTTGTAATTTTAAAAATTCCTCTACAATATCTATAATTTTTTGAACATCTTCTGAATTTACAATTCGTTTTCCTATTTTTTCTTCTGCTTTATCTACAGCCATACGTAAAATTGTTAATTCACAATCACTAAATTTTAAACCTTTACATATATTTTTTTGCTTCATATAATAAACGAATAAAATATATTATAAAAAAAATTGAATAATATAATATATTTAAAAAGTATTGTATAATAACAAATACAATGGAGTCTTTAACTACTATCCCCGAATATATTGAATTCAATAATATCGAATTGGAAAAAATTAAATCACGAAGTCTTAAAAGTAGAGTAAAAAATGAGTGTAATATATTATATAAAGATTATCATAATGTGCTTATAGATATTATTCCAGATAAAACAACATTAACTGCAATGGAATTTATGACTACAAATAATGATAATATAACAACTAGTAAAAAGCGTGTATATAAATTCATACTTAATAGCCATTATCCATTTCGCCCACCAGAAATTTATATAAATAATACTATGTACTCTAATATATTACAAATGAAAGGCGATTATGAAAAAAAAATGGTTAAAAAATTAAAGGGACAAGATTGTTTATGTTGTCATTCTGTTAATTGTAACGTAAATTGGTCACCTGCTATAAAATTATTTAATATTATTAATGAAATTAAAGATACTTTAAAATTTAAAAGAGATATAATAAATGTATTATTAGCTGATAAAATTAAAAAAAAATATAATATTCCGTATGCATATATAGAGAGATATTTGGTTTAATAATTTATAAATATAATTTATAAATATAATAAATAAAAATATAAAATATAAATATAAATTTTTTAAAGCACTTCATTATAATAATCTGTTTTTTTTTCATCTTCCAGACCTCTTAAATTAACTTCTAATCTATACACTTCTTTATATAATCCAATAACAACCCCAACAGGATTTAAATAACATAGTACACCACCAACACCCCAAACTGCTTTATTTATATAAAGAGGTCTTGTTGACCTTTTGTATATTCTGTCATTTGAATAATTATAATCGAATGACTTTAGACCTCGATAAAATCCTAACGTAGGCCAAGAACACACTGTTATAATCATAGCTCCACTTTTAATATTATTAATCATTTAATACTTATATAAAAGTAATATCTTTGTATTATTTTTATAATATATATTTTACTAGCTAAAAAATAGGTTTTTTGGAAAAATAGTATTACAACCATTACATTTGCATTCTGTTTCATTAATAATAAAAAACCTTCCATTTAAATTTGGTAGTTTTTTTGTTTCTTTACATACCGGACACCTAGCGTTAACTGGATTACCATCATATTCTATTGTTAAAGATAAACATTGACCCATAATATAAATAATTTATAATTATATTTTTAAATTATAATTATAATTTATAATTATAAATTATTTATAAATTTTATTTTTAAACATTAAAACTATAATAATCAGTGCTTACGTCGCGTGTAGAATAACTATAATCTGGATTTTGAGGAACTGGATCTGGAATAGTAACAGGAACGTATCTTAAATCTGCTGGTTTCAAAGAAAATGCATAACTAGCTCTATCAAAAAACAAAGCATTCTCCATCAGATAATTATCTACATATTGATAACGAACCGCCACCATTTGACAACCATAAGCTCTACATAACATACCACTTGGGTTAGAAGGATTTATCCCTTTATCAGGAAACACAATTGTTATATTTCTTTTATTATATTCGGTCAATTCATTAATATCTGGATTATTTTTTATATTATAATACTCATATGCTCTCATAAACATTGAATTGCTTGTTAAATTAACATATTCTAAAAAGTCTTGGTTTTCTAAAAAAGCATTTCCATTTTCATTTCTTGATACAATTAAAATTATTTTGCTTTGAAAGTCTAATAATGGTTTGCTTCCTATATTTGTACCACTACTTTCAAAACTATATTCTTTTCCAAGCATTTCAGCATCATATGTTTTAAAAATATCTGCCATTTTTGTATAAATTTCTTGATTTGAACTCTTAATACGTAAATGAATCAATATGGGGTCTGTTGGGTTTGGACACGTGCCCCCTGAAAAAGCATAGTCCTTAATTGTTTTCATTACGTCTGCAAAATTTACGGAATTAAACGTTTCTTTAATGTAAAAATCATCTTGTGTACTTGTTGCTACAACAGGTTGGTTATCTACTGAATATATTTCAAAGTCTAAACAGCGGACACCTTGTTTTATAACCGCTTTTAAATTACAAGTGTCGACAAAATCGTTTTTATAGCTTCCGCCTGAGCAAGAATTGTAAGCTGTTTTAATATAGTAATCATATAAATTACCAGAGCAATCAGGGTCATTAGAAGAAATTGCTCTTATTTTGCCGTCAACAGAAGGATATAAACTATTCATATAATCGCATTCTCTATTTTTTAGCTTTGTTAAATAAATGATGTATCCTATCATAAATATTAATAAAATTAAAATAAAAGCAATAATCATGTATGCGACAAATTGTTCATCCATATTTTTTAAACTGCTTAAATAATCGGTTGTTTGTGAAGTTGACATTATCTAATATAATATATTATTTTTTATTGAATATTTTATATGAATATTTAGGGATATTTATCCCCACTTTTATATTTAGAGATAAATTATTTAAATATTATTTATTTATATAATATAAATGCCCAAGATTTGTGAATTTGAAATCTGTCGTAAACAGGCTAGTTATGGAGAATTTTATGGTAAGCCCTTACGATGTAATGACCATAAAGAAGAATATAGATTAGTTAGTCAACTATGTCAAGAAGGAAATTGTAAAATAAGCGCTTCTTATAATTTCGAAGGATTGAAATCTTCATTTTGTTTTGAACATAAAAAAGCAAACATGATTTTGGTTAGAGGACGTTTTTGTATATTTGATGGCTGTAAATGTTTTCCTAGTTGTAACTATTTAAATGAATGTAAACCTTTGTATTGTGGAAAACATAAACTTGAAAATATGGCAAATATTAAATCAAAAAAGTGTCAATATATAGATTGTAAAACTCTTCCTATTTATAATTATGTAGGAGAAATAACAGCTATCTATTGTTGTCAACATAAACTTGAAAATATGGTTGATATAAAACATAAAACTTGTAATTTTAAAAATTGTAAACTAAGACCAAATTTTAATTATAATAATGAAAAAAAAGGATTATATTGCTATGAACATAAATTTGAAAACATGATTGATGTTACACATAAAACTTGTAATTTTGAAAATTGTAAAATAAGACCTTATTATAATTATAGTAATGAAACAATACCTATTTATTGTACTGAACATAAGCTTTTAAATATGATAGATATTATAGGACATACAAAATGTAAGGCAAATTTTTGTTTAGGTGCAAGAGTAAATGTAAAATATAAAGGTTATTGTTGTAATTGTTATCAACATTTATTTCCTAATGACCCTCTTACATTCCAAATTCGTAGCAAAACAAAAGAGATTGCTGTTAGAGATTACATAAATGAAAATTTTAAAGGTTTTCAACATGATAAACCATTATGGACTGGTAATTGTGATTGTACACATAGAAGAAGAATTGACCATAGAAAATTAATTGGTAACACTCTTTTATGCATTGAAACGGATGAAAATCAACATAAAAGTTATGATGAAACTGATGAGGAAATTCGGTATGATGATTTGTTTATTTTACACGGTGGTAAATTTATTTTTATTCGTTTTAATCCTGATAAGTTTAAGAACAAAGATGGTAAATCCTTAAATCCTATGCTATATACTCGTTTGCCTATTTTAAAAGAAGAAATTGAAAAACAAATAGAGAGAATAAAAAATGAAGAAAATATTGAATTATTAGAAATATTTAAATTATATTATAATGAATAAAGAATTAAAAAAATAATATATTATATAGATAATATGGCTGGCGGATTATTAAATCTAGTATCAGAAGGACAACAAAATGTAATATTAAATGGGAATCCCGAGAAGACTTTCTGGAAAACTACTTTTAAAAAGTATAGCAATTTTGGTATGCAAAAATTTCGTCTTGATTTTGAAGGTTCTCCATCACTAAATTTAACAACGGAGTCTACATTTGTATTCAAAGTCAAACGGTATGCAGATCTTCTTATGGACTGCTATATTTCTATAGCAATGCCTACAATTTGGAGTCCAATTTTTCCTCCTCAAGCGGTCGAACAATCGGACGGCACTACGGTTTATACAGATTGGGCGCCGTACGAATTCAAATGGATAGACAATTTGGGTGCACAAATGATTGATAGAATCACTATTACTTGTGGCAACCAAAAATTACAAGAATACTCAGGTCGCTACATATTAGCATCAGTGCAAAGAGATTTTACAGGTTCAAAAAGGGCATTATTCGACGAAATGACAGGAAATGTGCCTGAAATGAATGATCCAGCCAATGCAGGTTCAAGAGTGAATGCATATCCAAATGCGTTTTATACTTCGAACCCAGCTGGTGCACAACCATCTATTAATGGAAGAGTATTGTATATTCCAATGGGAGCATGGTTTAATTTAAAAACCCAAAATGCGTTTCCTTTAGTGTCTTTACAATACAACGAGCTTCAAATAAGTGTCACCTTTAAACCAATTAATCAGCTATTTAGAATTCGTGATGTGTTGGATTATAATAACGGTTTTCCTTATGTGGCGCCAAATTTTAACCAATATTATATGCAATTTTATAGATTTTTGCAAACTCCTCCGGATGAAACATTAGGTCCTATTTCGTATGTGGATACGAGAACAAATTTTAATGCGGATATAAATTTAAATTGCACTTATTGTTTTCTCTCTAATGATGAATCAACTCTATTTGCTAAAAATGAACAGAAGTACTTGATTAAGCAAATATATGAAAAACCTTATTACAACATTACAAACCAAAATAAAGTGCAATTAGATTCAATTGGTATGGTAATTAGTTGGATGTTTTATTTTCAGAGAAGTGATGTCAATTTAAGGAATGAATGGTCAAATTACACAAATTGGCCGTATAATTATATGCCAGTGGATGTTATTCCGGCTCCTAGTGGCGGCACTTATACTAATCCTGCACCCCCTCCTAACCCTAGTCCAATTGGTCCAGGAACAAATCCAGATGGAACTCAATCAGGTTTAATGATATCTGGCACTTATAATCCACAAAACATAAAAAATATTTTGGTTGCATTGGGTATTTTGTTGGATGGTCAATATAGAGAGAATATTTTGCCTGCTGGTGTATATAATTTTGTTGAAAAATATACTAGAACCGATGGTTTTGCCCCAAATGGTTTATATTGTTATAATTTTTGTTTAGATACGTCTCCATATTCATTACAACCATCAGGAGCTATGAATATGAGTAGATTTTCAAATGTAGAATTTGAATTCACAACAATAAATCCACCTGTAGATCCGTATGCTCAAGTTTTAACCATTTGTGACCCAACTACAGGAGAAATTGTAGGTGTAAATAAACCAACTTGGCGTATTTATAATTACAATTATGATTTATATGTCATAGAAGAGCGTGTCAATATGGTTATCTTTATTGGCGGCAATGCAGGTCTTATGTATGCGACATAAAAGTTCTTTAAGTATTTTATAATTAATATATTTAAAGAATCAGATAATTTAAAGAAAAAAATAAATAATGAAATATAGTTTACAACAAAATAATAAGTAAATTAATATTAATGAAAATTGTATTTAATACAAACGATTTTATATATATTATTTTTGTATTCTTGAGCAGTTTCTCTAAAATAATGAATAATACTCTTGTAGTCACTAGATATATATTTTATTTCTTCATTGATTTGAATTATTATGCTATGTTCATACCCTTTGAAATCACTACTATATTTATTGAGTATGAATTCCATATGTTTTGTATTAACTTCAACCCAATACTCATTTGAAAAATGCTTATACATTTTTGGTGCATCTGGATTATATATATACTTTATACCGCGCTCTAAAAACTTAATATAATCTCCTTGAGTTTTGATTACTTGAATTTCTTCATTATAATATGACATTTTTTGGTTATTAATTGATTTGATGTATTTGTTGTATATTTATTTATTATAAGTTTTTGTTTTATTTCAATTTTATTTTTAATATTAAAATTATAAATAGTTAATAAATTTCTTTAAGTTATTTTGGAATTTTATTATTTAATTTTATATTTTTCAAAAATTCAAGATTATTTTCCTTTTTTCAAAAATGGACAAAAATAAATGTCCAAAATTGAAATTCTGAAAAACTTTTGGGAAAAAAAATAATTAAAAAAATGTAAAAAAAATGAGACCATAAAAAAAATTAGCGTCTCATCAAAAAAATTTAAAATAAAAATTTGTTACTGTAAAATTTTTATTTAAAAATATTAATTAATTTTAAAAGGATTTAGGCGATTTTTTTATATTCTATTAGAATATATATGGATACAATTAATGACACTGAAAAATCGCCAAACTTTGTGTGTGAAATATGTGATTATACATGCTGTAAAAAAAGTGATATAAATAAACATCTTCTTACGAAAAAACATACTAACCGCGAGAAAGAATACAATTTGGATACAAAGAATACAACACCTAAATTACATATTTGTGAATGTGGAAAAGAATATATGCACCATTCAGGTTTATGGAAACATAAAAAAAAATGCAACGGTATTGCGATAAACTCGCAAAATGGCGAGAAAATTAATTATGCAAATGAGATAACACCAGAATTAATTATGAGTGTTTTACAGCAAAATAAAGAATTGCAACAAATGCTTATAGAGCAAAATAAAACAATTATTGAATTATCTAAAAATAATACAATTACAAATAATACAGAATCACATGTAAATTCTCATAATAAAACATTTAATTTGCAATTCTTTTTAAACGAGACATGTAAAGATGCAATGAATATTATGGATTTTGTTGATTCAATAAAATTACAGTTATCCGATTTAGAAAAGGTTGGAAAAATTGGGTTTATAGAAGGTATCTCTAGTATCATTGTTAAAAACCTAAATTCACTTGACGAAAACAAAAGACCGGTTCATTGTACAGATTCAAAGAGAGAAGTGATGTATGTGAAAGATGAAGATAAATGGGAAAAAGAAAATGAAACTAAAGTGAAACTAAGAAAAGCAATTAAACATGTGGCACATAAAAATACCAAGATGCTAAGTGAGTTTAGAGTAAAGAATCCAGATTGTTTAAAAAGCACTTCAAAAGTGTCAGACAAATACAATAAATTAGTAATGGAAGCAATGGGAGGCAAAGGGGATAATGATTTGGAAAAAGAAGACAAAATCATTAAAAACATTGCAAAAGAAGTGACAATTGACAGCAAAGTATAGTAAATAATTAAATAATTAAATAATTAAATAATTAAATAATTAAATAATACATTTTAAAACTATATATTATTTAATTGAGAGCAGCATTAGAAGCCAAAGGTCCTTCTTCAATAAATTCGCCTGTTAAACTATATCTTTGTGGATAATTAGGCATATACTCTAGTTGGTCAGATTTATATCTTTTATCAAATAATTTTTCTCCTTCATTAAAATCATCACGCCATACATTTATACCAAATTCAGCTGACGGAGCCTTAGCAAATTTTTTATTTGAAAACATTTTAGCCTGTGTTCCCATATCTGTTGTCAAAACGGAATATGTAGGAGTAGTTCCAACAGTTAATTTTCCTGCATCATCATTACCTTTAATATTTTTTTTTTCATTATCAGTTAGTGGTGGCACATATGGCTGACAACCAGGACAATCAATATCTGTAAAACATTGTTGACCAGTAATAGAACAACGAGCAGTGGGACCACAAAAATTTTGACAACTATACGTAGTTGTTAATGGTAAATCTACTGTATGACTAGTTTTTTCACTAGTTTTTTCATTATTTAATTGTTCAAAACCTTCTACAATATATTTATTTTCAGTTAAATAATCAATCCATTTAAAGACTGAAACTAGTAATAAAAAACTTATAACTGCTAAAAATAATATATAATATTGTTCTTTTGTTAATGTCATATATTATTAACTAATATTATTTTTTATCATTTGTTTTATTTTAATTTTACTACCTTTAAAGTAGATTTTGTAAAGTAGATTTAGAATAACTATAAATACAAATAATTTTATATCTTTTTAATATAAGTAAATGTCAGAATCAAATGATACTTCAACTATTGATGAAAAAAAAATAGAAAGTGAAGGAGGAACTACAAAAGACAGTCCTAGTTATGGAAAATTTCTAGCATCATTATTGATAATAGTTTTTGTTCTAATCTATTTTGGTATATCTAGTTATGTTTTATATGCATGTAAAATAGCTCAGTCAAACTTATTACCAACGGATATAGATTGTTCTCCTTATACAGATAATCAACCAAAAATTACACCAATTGAAACAAATATATTTAAAACACTTTTTTCTGACCCAGCATTATCAATGAAATTAAATATACCATATGATAAATACAATAGTAAAAATATAATTTTAGATACATTACGCAAATATAAAAATAATCCATCCTCTTTTTTTTTAGTAAATTATTTTATTTCTATTTTTGAAGCAGTAGTATCAAAAAACTTTGTTATATTTAATTATATTTTTAATATATTAAATCAGATACCTGAAGTGATTATTGTTTTATTAGGTCCAATCATTATAAGTTTTATAACACCATTTATTGGGTTATTTGATAGTATATATGTGTTTTTCTATTTATGGTTTTACAATATGTCATGGTTTTTTAAGAAAAATACGAATTCAGACGCAAAAGGTAAACCTGTATGGGAAAATGTAACAATTATTGAACCGATTAGTTATTGTTTTGCTATAGGTTTAGTAATTTTATTTACAATTTTATTATTTGTTACAGCTCCTTATATTTTGATTTCGTTTATGAGTATATTTTTTGTGATGATTACAATGTCATCATATAAAGGTTTAATGAATAAAAAAGAAGCAAATATATTTACAATATTTTTGAATATTTTAAAATTTTATAAGTTATTTATAATTTCGATTATTTGTTTCTTTGTTACCACTTCAGCATTTGTTAATTTAGGTATAGTTCCAGGATTATTTTCATTAATAGTATTAGGATGTATATATTATAATATAATTCCTATAAATTTATTTGCTCCCATAAATCTTGATAATTTAACACAATTAGTTAGTGATGAACAAGCAACTAGAGAAACGTGTACAAAAAATGATAGTGAAACTAGTAAAAAAGCAAAACATGGTTTGCTTTATAATATGATTTTTAGTGAACAAAGTGGTGGAAAAAATATTAGTAAACAATTAAAAAAAATAAATAAAAATATGAATAATTAATAAATTAATAATTACAATATAAAAATATAATTATATTGTATTTAAATAATGGTAAAAAAAGAAAAAATGGCTAAATATCCTCTTGTTAGTATATGCACACCTACATTTAATAGGCGTCCATTTATTCCAATTATAATTAAATGTTTTGAAAATCAAACATATCCTAGAAATAAAATGGAATGGATTATTGTAGATGATGGCACAGATAAAATTGAAGATTTAGTAATGCATATTCCAGAAGTAAAATATTTTAGATACGAAGAAAAAATGTCATTAGGAAAAAAGAGAAATATAACAAATGAAAAGGCATCTGGAGATATTATTATTTATATGGATGATGATGATTATTATCCTCCAGAGAGAGTTAGTCATGCGGTAACAATGCTTAGAACAAACCCAAAGGCATTATGTGCAGGGTCAAGTGCTATGTTTATGTTTTTTAAACATATAAATAAAATGCTGCAATTTGGTCCTTATGGTCCGAATCATTCTACCGCAGCAACCTTTGCATTCAGAAAAGAATTATTAGGTTTAACAAAGTTTGACGAAAATGCAACGGTTGCAGAAGAAAGAATTTTTTTAAAAGATTATACTATTCCGTTTGTTCAATTAGATTCAGACAAAACAATTTTAGTATTTTCTCATAATCATAATTCATTTGATAAAAAAGAATTATTAAAACAATTGCCAAATCAGTATGTTCACGAAACACCTATTTTACCTGTGGATCTTGTAAAAGAACCAACTGTCTTAAAGTTTTTTATGGAAGATATTGATAAATTATTAGATAATTATAAACCAGGATTACCAGAAAATAAACCTGATGTAAATAAACAAATATCAGAGATACATGAAACAAGAGAGAGAATGATGCAAGAACACATAAAACAACAACAAAATTATCAAGATTTAATAAATAAATTGACAGTTACAAATCCTCAAATGAGTCAAAATAAAATAGACCAATTAACCTTTATGATTCAAGAATTATCAATTGAAAATAATCAATTGAAGGATAAAGTTAAATATTTAGAGGATAAACTAAAACAACTGATAGTAGAACAAATACAAGCTAAAAGAAATTGTATAGCACAACAAAATTAACAACATAATTAACTATAAATAAATTTTTAAATAAAATTTTAAACAAAAATAAATAAACATAAACATACTTAAAAAGATGACAATTATTATATTATCAATATGAGTTACGATATGTATCCTGGTGAAATAGATCATGTAAATGATGATTTTTTGAATGATAGTGAATTATTAAATTTAAAAAAGGCAGATCGAGGTTTTAATAAAATTTTTAGAAAAGTACAACGTGAAAGTAATGATAAAATTATTTTTAAGAAAATTGAATTATATACTACTGGAGGTACTGGTTCAAATATTAGAGATGGAGAAACTGGTGAATATTATAGTGAAAAGGTTGGAACCAAACAGGAAGATCTATATTTTAAGGTTTCACTTGCAACTGGAGAATGTAGAAGTCTAAATGGTTCAACTACATTATTTTATTTGTCACCAGAACATTACGAAAGACATTTATACGTTGAGTTGGATAATGAAACAAAGCTTAATTGGGAAGAGAAAAAAAATGCCTTATTGGTTGAA